AGCCTCGATTATTCGTTGTTCGTTCATGAAGGCACAAGCAAATTAAAAGGCCGCCCATACATCAAGGACGCAATCGAGGGCGGAAGAAGCGAACTGCAACGAGTGGCAGAAAACGAATTGAAGAAGGGGTTTTGAGCATGAAACATTGACGCACGCCACAGCCTGTAGTATAATATATCTGACACAAGCACAATCATGCGGCAAAGCATCGCCGCCCGAAGAAATGGAGATTGTAAAATGGCAATGACGAGAAAGTTCCTAAAGGCGCTCGGCATCGAGGACGATAAAATCGACCAGATTATCGAGGCGCATACCGACACAATCAACGCGCTGAAGGACGAGCGCGACACCTACAAGGCAGACGCGGAAAGTCTGCCCGCCGTCGCAAAGGAACGCGACAAACTGCAAAAGGACATTGACGACCTGAAAGCGAAAGCCCCGGATGCGGCCAAAGTACAGGCCGAGTTCGACGCATTTAAGCTGACGGTCGAGGCCGAGAAAGCCAACGCAAGCAAAGCGCTGGCGGTCGAGGCGGCGCTCAAAGCAGCGGGCGCGAACGAAACGGCGGTAAAACTGATGCTGAAAGAGATTGACCTGTCCACGGTAGAACTTGACGGGAACACCGTTAAGAACGCGGACAAGGTGATCGAACCGATCAAGGCGGCATACGCCGGACTGTTCGGCACCCAACAGCAGCAGGGCGTACCGCCTGCCACGCCTCCGAAGGGCAATGCGCCGGATTACGACAAATTGTCCGACGAGGATTACTACAAGGCAGTAACATCCAAAAAGAAAGAGTGATAAACGATGGCAACTAACTCGTTTTTGTCCGTTAAAGAGATTGCACGTCAGCTTCTTCCGCGCCTGATGCAGAACCTCGGTTTCCCTAACCTGATTTATCAAGACTACTCTGGTGATTTTGTTGCCGGCAAGGGCGCGACCGTGCAGGTGAAAAAACCCGTTGTGCTTACCGCATCCGAGTTCGATTCTGGCGCGGGCATCACCGCCCAAAACGTGGACGATAGCAAGACGGTGGAGGTCACGCTCGACAAACTGGCTACGGTTGATGTTGAGTTCGGTGCTGTGAGCCTTGCAACCGATGTTGATTCGCTTGCGCGTATTTTCGTTGAGCCTGCTGCGATTGCCATTGCCGAAAAGATCAACAGCGACGGCTTGGCACTGTACAAAGACATCCCGTACTACACCGGCGCTGCCGCAACCACTCCCGACGGGCTGGACGATTTCGCGCTTGCTTCCAAAATCCTCAACGACCACAACGTGCCCGTTGCGGGGCGCAACGCCGTGTGGAACACCGCCGCGTTGTCCAAATTCCAGCAGCTGGACGCTCTGGTCAATGCTGAAAAAGCGGGGAGTACCGAAGCCTTGCGCGCCGGGTCCATCGGCAATGTGTTTGGCCTGAACAACTACATGTTGCAGGGCGTAAAAACCCACACCACGGGCGCTGCTGGTACGACCATCGCGGTAGACCTTACCGCTGGGTATTCGGCTGGTGTGTCTACCATCCACGTTGATGGGCTTTCTTCCGCGTTTGTCAAGGGCGATCTGTTCTCCATCGCGGACGACACCACTCAATACGTTGTGACCACTCCCGGCACGCTTTCCACCGCCGATCAGGATATTACCTTCTATCCCCCGCTGGCGAAGGATACTGCTGACGGTAAGGTGATTACTGTGGTTGCCTCTCACGCCGCGAACATGGTGTTTAACCCTGGCGCGTTCGCGTTCGTGACCCGCCCGCTGCTTGCTCCTGCTGGGGTGGAATCCTACACCACCAGCTACAATGGCATTACCGTGCGTGTGGTTCGCGGATACAACATGCAGTACAAGAAGGAAATGCTGTCTGCTGACGTGCTGTATGGCTACAAGACCATGTACCCCGAAATGGCCGCGATTGTTTTGGGGTAAAATCCTACACAGAAGGGAGTGAGCTGTAATGGCGGTAACGATAGCCGACGTAATGGCCGAATGCCGGAACCACTTTCAACGCGATTCCAACTATGGCGCGTATGAAATTTCCAGCGGCGTGATTACGCCAACAGATGGCATTACGATAGGCGCGTATATCGCCATTACAGGCTCCCTGCTGAACGACGGCGTGTATCTGGTTGGCGCTGGGTACACGCTCACAGGAACGCGTGACGAGGCGTTTACGGGCACTGTGTGGTATCTGTACCCGCCCGCTCGGTTCGTGGCGCTGTGCGCGGAGATTTCCACATTCGATACGGCTCATCCTCCTCAAACGGTAACGTCCGAGAGCTTCGGCGGGTATAGCCGGTCGATGGCAACCAACCCAAACGGCGTTGCTGCTGGCTGGCAGACTGTATACGCGGATTCTCTAAGGCCATACAAACGTCTGATAAAGATGGTGCCGTTATGCTGACTGATTTCTTCGAGGCGTTCTACCTGCAAAAGCTCACGTCAACGCCTTCCCCACTGGGCGGAAGCGTAGAAACGTGGGCAGACGATACCGCATTTCAGGCCGGAATCTGGGTTGACAATAGCGCGGAGGCGCGAATTGCCTATCGAACCGGCCTGAAAACGCAGTACAGCATCATCCTGCCCGACGGACTGACGTTGACGCACAATGACCGAATCCGGCGCGTGAGTGATGGCAAAACCTACCTGATTACGTCTGGAATGAGCCACACTCCCGCGCCGGCGCAACTGCAATACGGGCGTGTGACTGCCGAGGTGATCGAATGACCGGATTACACACGGCGCTACAAACGTTCTGGTCGCAGTTTACGTATGGAGCGGCGATCCCCGCGTATCCGTCTGATAACGTTCCAGACACTGCCGTATATCCGTACATCACCTACGAGGTTGTGGAGGGCGCAATGCTTGGGGCGGGATTCTTGACCGCGTTCGTGTGGGTGCAAAAAACAAGCGGGGTTGATGCGCAAGCGGTGCGCGCTGCTATCCTTGACCTGATTGCTGCTGCTATTCCTGACGAAGGAATCACGCTGACGCTCACAGGCGGGCACGGTTCGATTGCGTTGTACCGCAACGACGCGGGCTTTATGAGCTACTACGATGACCCCACCGACACGAGTGTGCTGGGCGGGCGCGTCAGTGTAGAGGCTCACTACTACACGACATAAGGAGGGCGTAAGCCTATGATCAAGGGTGTTCGCGCCGCAAGCTTTGAAAAGCTGCAACTGAATGCAGGCGCGTTTCTGAAAAACTTCAACTATTCTGCGTATACCGATGCGGATGCGCTAAAAACCGCGATCCGCGCCGCGCTTGCCAGTGACACCTACGTGCTGGGGCTGACACAGGGCGGCGGTACGTTCCAAGCTACGCCCAACATCCGCAAGATTGAGGGCGATGGCATCCGTGGCAACCTCAAAGGCGCGACCGTCAACGACGGCTGGGATGTGAAGCTCACTGGCACCATGAAGGAAATCACCGCCGACAACATGCAACTCGCGGGGATGTGCATGGATAAAGCGGTCAGCGGTCGCATGACCACGCTGACTTTGCGCAATGACATTGCCGATGCGGATTACATCCCGCACTTGATTTGGGTTGGCGATACCAGCCGGGGCGCGGTGCTTATTGACTTGTCCAACTGCCTGAATACCACCGGCATCAACATGACTTTCACCGACAAGGGAGAGGGAACGCTCCCGTTTGAAATGCTGGCACACAGTGATGACATTGACGCAGACGAAGCGCCCGTGACTGTCATCATGTTTGCAGCTCTAACCGTTGCTGCTGCGATTGAGGTTTACAGCGTTGAAGGTGCGACTACCGGAAAGACCCGAATTGCAGCGACCCCGCAAGCCACGGCATTGCAGAGTTACAAGTACAAGACCGCCGCTACCGTTGCCATGCCTGCTACTGGAAATGTGCTGACCACGGGCTGGACTGCGTGGGATGGCGTCGCGGACATTACCGCTGTGGATGGCGATGAGATCGTAGTTGCGATCGTCACGACCTCCACAAGCGCCTGTGTGGCCGCTGGCAAGGCCATCGTCAACGTGAAGTAACAAAATGCGCCGCCGTCTGAAACATGACGGCGGCGTTGATGGAGGAGAGCATGAAATTATCTGAAATGAGCACCGGCGAAATGGCTGATGTGCTGGTACAGCTTGCGGAGCCTGTTGCAAATATTGCCGCCGACCCTAAGATAACTGCCGCGCTTGACGGATATTCCAAGGCGCAAAAAAGCGGGAAAACCGTTGCTGAAACGTTCGGCAAGATGATCGGAAAGCTTGCCCCGGCGCTGCTGCAAACCCGCAGGAATGATGTGTACGTGATTTTGTCTGTGTTGACGGGAAAAACCATTGCGGAGATCGACGCGCAGAAATTCACGCAGACTGTGGCAGATGTGAAAGCGTGCTGGGATACGGAGTTGCTGGATTTTTTCAAGTCTGCGGCAGATTCGGAGCAGGCCGAACCGTCGCAGCCCTCGCAACCTGCAGACCAGTAAGGCCGCGCCAGTTGCGTTTGCTGCTGGCTGAACAACTAAAAAGCGAGCAAAAACAGTCGTACATCGGCAATCGGCTGTATGAACTGTGCATGATGCAGCATCGACAAATGTACCCGAAGGGCGACGCGCTACCTTACGAAAGCTTCACCGATACGTTCGGCTACGCGCCAAAAGACGCACGCACATCCGAAGAAATCCGCGAGGATATCATAGACGCATTTTTATAAGGAGGCCATGCCATGCGGCTGTTTGAGTTGTTTGCCACGCTTGGCCTTGATTCCGGCGAATTTGACAAAGGCATCGAAGATGCTACCCAAAAAGGGGAAAGCTCCTCCGGGAAGCTTCAAAAGTCATTTGGGTTGCTCAAAACCGCCATTGTTACCGCTGTGTCGATTGCTACGGTCAAGAAGATCGGTGACGCGTTTGTGGCTATGGGTGAAAAAGCCGATGCTATTGACGAATCCAGTCAAAAGCTTGGCCTGAGCAAAAAAGCCTATCAAGAATGGGCGTATGTACTTAGTCAAAACGGAGGGAACATTGAGAGCTTCGGCGTAGGGATGAAAACCTTGCAAAACGCCATGGCGCAGGGCACTAAAGCAACAGAGGAAGCGTTTACTAAGCTTGGGCTTAGCTCAAGCGAGCTTAAAAAAATGACTCCTGAGGATGCGCTTGCTGCTACCATCAAGGCGTTTCAGGAAATGCCCGCAAGCGCCGAAAAGACCGCGCTTGCTATGGACTTGTTCGGCAAGCAGGGCATGGAACTCATGCCGACGCTGAACCAAACGGCAGAATCTACCGAAGCATTGAAGAAACGCGCGCACGATCTTGGGCTGGTGCTAAGTGACGAAGCAGTTGAGGCGGGCGGGAAGTTCGCCGACAACATGGAAACCCTCAAGCTGGGGCTTGCGGCTGTAGGCACAAACATCATTGCCAAGCTCATGCCTTCGTTAAGCAAGTTTATCGAAAAGATACTCCCGCTGGCTGATAAGTTCCTTCCG